CGAGATTTGTATGGTGGCTGGCTACAGAAATGCACTGGGCGCGTGCTTCGCCATCCCAGTTTCAGTACGATAGGGACAGGTAGCTAAGACCCATGCTCCGCGAGATCCGAGTGTATGGGCGTCTGGCGAAGTTCTTGGGTCGCCGTAAGTTCATGGCGGCGGTGGATAGTGCTGCCGAGGCGGTGCGTTTTCTGCTGGCGAATTTTCCGCAGCTTGAAAAGCACATGGCAGACCAGCATTACAAGGTCAGTGTGGGTGACTATGACCTTGCACTGAATGAACTGCACAATCCATCTGGGCAGCAGGTGATCAGGATCGTTCCTGTGATCGGCGGTGCTGGTGGCAATTTTGGACAGATTTTTGCGGGTATTGCACTGATTGCATTGAGCTTTGGTATTGGCGCTATTGCCTCTGCGGGTGTTGCTCTTGGCGGTTTAGCAGGTATTGGCACTGTGGGAACTGCTGGTGTTGCCCTTGGTGCGTCCTTAGTTCTCGGCGGCGTAGCGCAGCTACTGACACCAGCGCCCAGCCTTACGCCGGTCGGCATGTCACCTACGTTTAGCGGCGGCACCACTGGCAGCACCGCAGGCACTGAGCTGGATCCACAAGCGTCCTACAGCTTCAGTGGAACGCAAAACACCAGCCGTCAAGGCGTGCCGATTCCGCTGGTCTATGGCGAGATGATCGTCGGCTCTATCGTGATCTCGGCTGGTATTGACACCGAACAAATCGAGGTGGTGGCAGAAGAATGACTGAAATCATCCGTGGCGCTGGCGGTCCAACTCCAAACGTACAAGTCAACAACACGATTGTTGTCACTGGTATTACCAATACCAACCGCGCCCCGATTGAAGCGGAAGACACGCTTGCAAGCAAGCAATATGCAACTTTTATCGACCTGCTGAGTGAAGGTGAAATTGAAGGCTTTCCATCCGCTCGTGCTTATACGCAAGGCACAACGGAATACAACAATGCTGCGCTGAAGGATATTTTCCTCAATGGCACCTCAATCGTTCGGCAGGGTGCTGATCCAACGAACCTCCAAACTCCAGACTTCAACTATCAAAACGTTACGCTTTATCCGCGTTACGGTACCCAGAACCAAGAGGCTGTCAACCAAGCGATTGAAGACGAGCAGACAGTAGGCGTCGGCTATATCGTCCGTAATGGTGACAACGACTTCGTAGAGTACAACCTTGGAAATCAGAGAGAAAATGACTTAAGAACGCGAATACTGGTCGAAGGCATCACCAATGCCGAAACACTGATTTTCTCTCTTAACTACGCTTGGGCAGGCACCACCACTGGCACGCTTTCTCAGCAACTTAATATTTACGACTCTACGAATACTTTAGTAGCCAGCGAAATTGGCTACGGCGCAACCGGAAGTTTCAGTATAACCATGACTGGGCTGTCAACTTCTGAGGTTTTTTTTGCAGAAATTGCAGCGATCTCTACGGGCGGTTCTTTTGCAGAACGTACCGCTAGCGGCATCCTTACCTGGTCATATACAAACCCAACAACCACCAGCCAAACGGTAACGCGCACGATTACCGACTCTGAGGTTGATGCAGTTCGCGTCACGATCCTGATTCCAAGGCTTGAGGTTTACACTGACGCAGGCGACATCCTTGGCTCGAGCGTTAGCCTCAGCATTGACGTTCAATACGATGGCGGCGGCTTCAACACTGTCCTTACAGATACGATCACAGGTCGAACTGCAGATGCATACCAGAAGGATTACCTGATTGACTTGGTTGGTTCATTTCCGGTTGATATTCGCGTTGTTCGTAACAGTGCCGATAGTACGTCTGCCCAGGTCATCAACGACTTCTTCTGGAATGGCTACACCGAGATTATTTACGAAAAGCTGAGCTATCCCAACAGCGCCTTGGTCGGGATGACCTTGGACGCGGAACAGTTCAACAGCATCCCAGAGCGCACCTATCGCATCCGTGGCATCAAGGTTGCGATTCCAAGCAATGCCACTGTTGACCCTGAGAACGGACGGATCACCTATGCCGGTGCATGGGATGGCACGTTTGGCGCTGCAACCTGGACTTCAGATCCGGCATGGATCCTGTGGGATTTGTTGACCAGCACTCGCTATGGGTTTGGTGATCACATCTCCTCAAGCCAACTTGATAAGTGGGCATTCTTCTCTGCCAGCCAATACTGCAACGAACTGATTCCCGATGGCTTTGGCGGCACTGAGCCACGCTTTAGCTGCAACGCTGTCATCCAGAACCAAGACGAGGCTTACACGCTGATCAACGAGCTTTGCTCGGTCATGCGCGTCATGCCGTACTGGTCCACTGGCACGCTGACGATCAGCCAGGACAAGCCAACTGATACCAGCTACCTGTTCACACTGGCGAACGTCACCGAGGAAGGATTCAGCTATAGCGGCAGCAGCATCAAAACCCGCCACACGGTTGCCGTTGTCAGCTACTACGACACCGAAGCACAAGATCTTGCCTATGAGGTGATCGAAGATCGTGATGGTATTGCCAAATATGGCGTTGTTACCGCAACGATCAAAGCCTTCGCTTGTACCAGTCGCGGGCAAGCAGCACGTCTCGGTGAGTGGATGCTGTACTCCGAGCAGAACGAGACAGAGGTTGTCACCTTCACCACGTCCGTTGATGCAGGCGTGCTGGTGCGCCCCGGTCAGGTGATCGAGATTGCAGATCCCGTGAAGAGCGGCGTTCGTCGTGGCGGACGGATCAATGCTGCAACCACCACCACCGTGACGGTGGATGACACCGCTGCAACAGATCTTGTTACCACCAACAACCCAACGCTGAGCGTGGTGCTACCTGATGGCACCGTCGAGACAAAGGCGGTTAGCGGCATTGCTGGCGCTGTCATCACGGTCTCTTCTGCATTCAGTGCTGCACCTAATCCGAACAGTGTCTGGATTCTGCAGAACGACACCGTTCAGACTTCAACCTGGCGCGTGCTGTCTGTTCAAGAAAACGATGGCATCCAGTACAGCATCAGCGCCCTGGCATATAACGCCAGTAAATATTCCTATGTGGAGCGTGACCGTCCGCTGCAGGAACGCGAGATTAGCGTCATCAATGGTCGCCCTGATGCCCCAACCAATCTCGGAGCGACTGAGCAACTGTACGCACAAGGCGGCAAGGCGTTCTCCAAGATTATCGTGTCTTGGCGGTCGGTCGTTGGTGTCAGCAATTATCGAGTTCAGTGGCGACGTGCCAATGGCAACTGGACCACGCTGGACATTCAGCGCAACGACTACGAAATCTTTGATAATGCAGCGGCTACCTATGAGATTCGCGTCTATAGCCTGAATGCGATTCTGCAGCCATCAGCGACTTATGCAGAGCTGGTTTATGCCGCTGTCGGTAAAACTGCTAACCCGCAAGATCCAACAGGGTTGAGCATCATTCCCAACTCTGAGAGTACGGCGATTCTGACGTGGGATCGTGCTGTTGATCTTGACGTGTTGGTCGGTGGTAAGGTCATCATCCGCCACAACGTTGCATTGTCTGGCGCTGTCTGGGAGGAAAGCCAGAGCATTATTGAAGCTGCAGCCGGTAGTCAGACGCAGAAGCAGGTGCCACTGCTGGAAGGCACCTATCTGATCAAGTTTGAGGATGACACCGGGCATCGGTCTACCAACTCGATCTCGGTGATCGTTGATTTGCCGACGCCATTGCCAAGGCTATTGGTGCAGAGCTATCGGGAAGAGCAGGAGACGCCGCCCTTCTCGGGCAATCTCACGAACATGATTTATAGCTCGGAGTTTAACGGGCTGATCCTGAATGTCGGCACCAATGTCGATGACCTAGCAAGCACTGATGGCGATTGGGATGCCCTTGGCACCATTGACGCACAAGGCGCTGCAGCAGGTAGTGGTGAATATGAGTTCGGTAGCACGCTGGATCTCGGCGGCGTATACGACATTGTGCTGCGTCGTTACTTCGTCACTATCCCTTACCTGCCTGGTGAGCTATGGGATGACAACACGGCGCTGATCGATACATGGACCAGCATTGACGGGGATCTGCTGGATGATGTGAACGCCGTCCTTTACGTCCGTTCGACTAGCGATAACCCGAGCGGCACACCGACATGGAGCGCATGGCGTGAGTTTGCCAATGCCATGCCACGCGGTCGCGGCTTCCAGTTCAAGACGATCGCCACCAGCACTAACGCTGCACAGAACATCATTGTTAAGGAACTGGGCTGTGAAGTGGAACTAGCTCAGCGGAGTGAGGCGAGTGCCACGATCACCAGCGGGGCGGGATTGTATGCGGCAACCTTTGCCAGCAGCTTTTACCAAGCGCCAAACGTGGGCATCACAGCATCCGACATGGCGACAGGCGACTACTACGTTCTGGGAAGTATCACACGAACAGGGTTCGAGGTAACCTTTAGGAACAGTGCTGGCACTGCTGTCAGCCGCCAGTTCACCTACACAGCCATCGGCTACGGACGGGAGATTCCCTAATGGCACAGCACGATTACGTCATTGCTAACCAGTCGGGCGCAAGTTTTCGTGCTGACTTAAACAATGCGCTGCTGGCGATTGTCAGCAATAACAGCGGAGCCAGCGCCCCTAGCACCACCTACGCATATCAGTGGTGGGCGGATACGGCTGCTGGGCAGTTAAAGCTGAGGAACGCGGCGAACAGTGCCTGGATCACCATCCAGGAACTTGACGGGACGATGCTGATGGAGGACGGCACGGCTGCATCGCCGGGTCTTGCCTTCGCGTCCGACCTGGATACCGGATTTTTCCGTGGTGGCGCTAATCAGCTTGGGGTTGCGACCAACGGAATTGAGCGTGTGGAGTTTGGCACCACTGAGGTGGTATTTAACGATGGCGGGAATGATATTGATTTCAGAATCGAAGGTGACACGAATGCGAATTTGTTTTTTGTTGATGCTGGGAATGATCGAGTTGGCATAGGGACTAGTTCGCCCAACAGTGCATTACATGTTGCAGGTACTGGCTCACCTGCAATCCAAATCCAAACAACGGAAGCCAGTCAGTTTGCATACTATATTGTAAAGTCTCCCAATAGAGAATATCATTTTGGTGTCAACGACTTGTCTTCTAGCTGTTTCATTTATGATAATACGGCTGCAGCGACACGTCTGGCAATCAATTCCTCAGGCAGCGTAGGGATTGGCACTACTTCGCCTAGCGGTATTTTGCACGCCTATACAACAGGAAATACAAACGTCTTTGCGGAAACAAATAACACTGGCTCCGTTGCAGCATTTGCTTGTAAAAATGCAGCAGGTGAAACGCATGTTATTGGTGCTGAAACTTCGCTCGGTAACAGTGGCTTTGGCGGATCCTCTGCTTATTCCTTCTGTATGTATGCAGGTGGAACCACGCGAAGCCTTCACCTTGGAACCAATGGTGCTGCCCGGTTAACAATCAATTCCTCAGGCAGCGTAGGGATTGGCACCACGAGCCCTGGGACTTACAACGCCAATCTTGCAATTTATTCGGCAGGTGGTGCTTTTGTCGGAGCTTTACATGCAAATGGTTCTGGCACGTTCCCCAAAGCATCTGCTATTTCGCTAGGTTCGGATGCGGTTAGCTACACATATACAACAGGTGGCGCAAGTGTTGCATTAACAGGTTCCGCCCATATTGCAGCATTACAAAGCGCAAGTTCTGGAGCTGGAACAGACATCGCTTTTATCAATACATCGGGCGGAAGTGTTTCAGAAAAAGCCCGCATCGATAGCTCCGGCAGGCTCTTAGTTGGTACGTCTAGTGCGCGTAGCAATTTCTTTAATACAAGTACAGTTACTGCTGGCATACAAGCAGAATCAACCGGAGAAGGTAGTATCGTTGCCGCAATCCGAAATGTGAACGATGCAACTAACGTGCCAGTGTATTTGTTGGCAAAATCTCGCGGTACTTCAGTTGGCAGTAACACCATTGTTCAGTCACAAGATCATCTTGGATATCTATCGTTCCAAGGTTCAGATGGGTCTGAATTTGTCGAAGCTGCGCGCATTAGTGGCGAGGTAGACGGCACCCCTGGCTCTAACGACATGCCAGGACGCCTCGTATTTTCTACCACGGCGGACGGTGCCAGCAGCCCCACCGAACGCCTGCG